ATCAATCATACTCATTCTATTCCAATGTTGGAAGAAAAACGTAAATTGTTCAATATCGAACATTATAAACTAACTAAAATTGTTCGTCAGGCAGAAGGCAACCCTATTATTGTTTATTCTCAGAAAATTCTAAAAGATGAATTTAAGATGGTTCCCGGTCATAAAGACATGGTTGATAAAACAGGGGTCGTGATGCTTAATGGTGATAAACAAGTTCTACGTAACCTTTTGCAATATTATTTCTGTTCAGAAGTCTTTGATAAGAATCCTAACCATGCTAAATTAGTAGCATGGACAAATAATACAGTTGATATGTTTAACTCAATTATCCGATCCATGAAATATGGTAAGGCACCTAAGATTGTACTTGGTGAAAAATTAATAGTTGATAAACCTATCAAAGATATGGATGATGAAATTATCTTCACTACTAATGAAGATTTAGTAGTTCTTTCTATCGAGGAAAAGGAAAAAACCTTATCACAAGGCAAGTTCAGTTACTATGATTGCTTGGTTCGTGGTGATGAAGATCAAGAGCATTATATTCATATCTTACATGAGAAGTCTCAACGCAATTATGACCTGATTTTAAGAAATCTGTCAAGTATGGCAGTAAAAGAGACAGATATTAAGAAAAAAATACAAGCATGGAAGAATTATTACGGTTTTATGGAGAATTTCGCTCTCGTCAACTATAATTATGCTTTGACGGTACATTGTGCGCAAGGAAGCACGTATGATAATTGTTTCGTAGTGTATAATGATATTATGCGTAACCATCGAGTAGATGAACGTAAAAGAATCCTTTATACATCTGTTACCCGCCCTAGAAATTTACTTTATATTTTATGACATCACCTATCTCTGATACTACACCGTTAAGCGAATACATTCGTCATGTACTATTCAAATCGAATAAGAAATGTACTGGATGTAATTTGATATGTTTTGAAGATGAAGCCGTCTGCCCTGAATGCCACGGATATATGTTCATTCCTTACACTAAACATTTAGAGAACTATTCTTCTGCCGCACAAGTAACGGAACAAGAAGACGTTGAGACTTACTCCGAAATTGATTTACTATAATATGGCGATACAATATAAAGAATACTATATGGGGTTTTATCGGTACGAAGATACTAAAACGTGGACTAATACCCGATTAAACGAAGACCGAGAAGAACTTGAAAAATATTTAAAAGGATTACAGTACATTGATACTATATCAATCCATATAAAAACAATAGAATTACCAGCATAACATGAACATACACGACACAATAAGCTATAAATTACAATTAATACCATTTGCATTAGGTATCCCAACTACTAACAATGTAGAAACTTTGGTACAGAACATCAATGTTCTGTACAAGTATATTACTAAGCAAGAATATAATACGGGCTGTGAAAAAACATCAACATATAATGAAGATGTTGATGATATAGATGTTCATCAATTCGATATAGGGCCAATACCTACTTGTGGTAATACCAAGTCCAAAGATATTGAACTAGATTGTCAAGAGATAAAATATAATCCTGATAATCAAGCTGAACCATGGAATACTGACAAATTTATACGGGAGTATAGCAACTTATTAGCAACATTATCAGATTTAGAAGCAGGTGGAAAATTTAAACTGCACTATGATGATGAAACGGACAAGTATCTAATAGATTCAGCATATGTAGGAATATGTGACAAATATAAAAAAATATTAGAAGACCAAGACAGTAGGAAGGCTTTCTATAAAATGTGGACTACTAAAGATTGGGACGTAAGTAACGTCACTTCCATACCATTTACTGATAAACATACCGAAATTAATAAAGAAAGGGAGGAAGCATTTAGTAAATGTATTGACGCTGCTAACAAAAACGAAGACCTTTTGAAAGTGTACATGGAACATGTCTACAAACCTGTTAGTTCACCTGCCAAAAAAACCAAACATGTACAGAAATCTTATTTTGAAGAGTGGGATAAAGAAAGAACTATTAGATTATCCAAATCTACACCTTCAACCGACCAACAATTACTTTTAAATATATAGCTTATGCAGTTCAACGAAACACAACTACGCCAGAAACTAAAAAAAGAATTAGGCTTTGCCGATATTCCTGATGATGAATTGAAGAATCATCAAATTCAATTAAACTCTCCTACCGGACGATCAAACTCCCTATCTCTAACTGTTGCCGCATATATTGATGCAGAGGTCGAATTAACTCGACAATCATATATCGACCTTGGATTGATGATGGAGAATACAGAGGTTCCTACCCTTTTAGAAACTACTGAAAATATCATTGTAGGTTCTCAAAGTTCTTCTAACTTAGAAGTTAATAATGTGAAATATTATGATATTTCCTTTGCTAAGGATGACCAAATACAAAACTACACAGTTGCCCTTGGGTTTGATCCTTTAGATATTCAATCTTTACAAAATCTAAAGGAGCAATCCGATTTAATTAAATCACATTTCACTTTTGTTAAAGAACGAACCCGTGATCAATTAGTTGGATTTGAAATCATTATCTCATACTATCAATATGTTAACCTTGTAGGTGGATTAATCAATCCAAATCCTTTGTTTGGTGATAATTTAACTGAGAATATTGCTGCAAGATTAAGTACTATCTTTGAAGGTGCAGAAGATATTGATTTAATTAGAAAACAATTCAGTTTATAATATGATTCATAATATAAAATTCCTTTCAGGCTTCCCCACATCGTTTCCTCATTTAAAAGATAAAACAATATCTTTTAATACAGGGTTGAATGTACTCTTCGGAGAAAATGGATGCGGAAAATCCACTATTCTAAAAACTCTTGCAGCCTATTCAGGTATTCAAAAAGGTGGATGGAGTTCAATATCTGATCCTATGAAGCTAGCATCACGGTCAACAGGACACTTCCCATATGTATATAATGCATACACCCCTGCTAATCTTGATGCACAAGTAGGATGGGATGGTGTCCCCACTTTCTACAATGACTCTGAAATGCTTAACAAGAACAATTTCACATGGTTTTTTGATAGTGCAGTCCTTTCAGAAGATGGTATCACTACAGGTGCCGAGCAATTAGATGTAATGGCAGCAAAGCCTTCTAGCGGACAATATCGGATTCATAAGATTAATAAAATCATGCAAGTGATTCAGAATCCACCTAACTTAGCTATTATTCCCCCTGACATTTCAGATAAACAAGCAGCAATGGCAGAAGTTCAATATATTCAAAATTTACCTCGTAATGGAAAGATTGCATTATTATTTGATGAACCAGAAAAGGCTCTTGCCCTTCCAAAACAATTGGATTTGTTTAATACATTGTTGACTCTTTCGGAACATTTTCAAGTTATTATCGCAACACACTCACCATTTATTTTATTCTTTAAAGGAGCAAATATTTTAGATATTAACCCCGGTTATGCTAATCTGTGCAGGGAATTGATTAAAAAACAAGTGACTCCTACAAAGAAAAAATAATATGATTTTTAGTTGGTGTACAGCATTTTTAGTTACTATGGCGTATATAGTAGTAGATGCTTTATATGCACTGTATACCATCCATATACAGAAAGGTAATGCGGTAAAGGCTGCGAGTGTGGGAGCAGGAATGTATGCTCTTATGGCATATGGCGTAATAACATTTACTTCACAACCCATCTATGTTATATTTGTTGCATTGGGTTCGTGGATAGGAACATATGTGATCGTAAAATGGTATAATAAAAAATGACACGGGAAATGTACATAGGTAAGGCTATAAAAGATATGATAGCCAGTGATATTACGATTTCTTTCACAAGAAGAAAGAATTCTAGTAAGTTCTCTGCTAGTTATTTTGATCCCTTAACAGGACCATCTTATACTGCCCCACCTAAGTTCACCGTTAATTATTTTGATAATGACCTTCCTAATATTTTTGAATATTTCATTCATGAATATTGTCATTTTAAGCAATGGAAAGAAGGTTCGGAAATATGGAAAAATGGTCAAGCAAATTGGTTACTTTTTGATCTATTTCTTAAGAAGAAGTTTGATAAATTCACTAAGGCGCAATTACTCACAATTCAAAAATTAGAATTGGATTGTGATACACGCGTACTAGAGGAAGTTCGTAAATATAATCTTCCTATAGATATTCGGAAATATTGTAAAGAGAGTAATTCTTACATTTATTCATATAATATCGTATATGATCGTCGTAATTTTATGGAGATTGTGGATTTTACTGATAAAGAGTTGTTGAAATATATGCCCTCTCGCCAAATATCTGCTGATAAAATACAGACCCGCATCCCCAAATATGATAAAATATATACTCAATTATTAAATAATTGAATGCCATATATAAATGTTTATGAAAGCTTTGATTTCTTTGTAGAATCTATTTTAGAATCCAATGCATTAGGGTTAATAGGGTTTACCACTTCGGAAGGAACTGCATATTCATATGTGCATAGCCCAAATATTACACACTATCATATGATAACTAATAAAGTGAATGTGTCGGGAAATAGAGACGCACTTATATCTTCTTGCGAAGAAGTTGATGATCCTAATAAATTACAGTGGAGATATAACTTTTCTAATAGATTAGTGTATATTTGGAAAGAACATAATTCCAAAAGCAAAGAGGTATTGGAACATTTAATGGGTTTTTTAGAAGCAAAAAGATGGCAGGTAAATGGGGTAAAATATCTAAATAATTGGGATAACTCTGATGAAGCAGACGACCTATTCAAAGTTTCTCATTTCAAGCGTTAACAGCATTTCCATGACATATCCTTAAATATTTCTTTTAGGTTTAAACTCGAAAGGAACTCTTTTAATAATTTTGGATTTGGTTCAATTGTTCCTAATACAAGGATTTCATCTTGAATACATCCGTCCAGTTCTGATACATGATTAGCTTGTTGAATCAAGCTCCGTTTTGTCTGTGATAGCATAAAAATCTTACCTGTCAATGAACGGATTTTATAAACAACTTTATTAAAGAAAGCATTAAATTTATCATAATCAATAAATTGAAAAACTTCAAGATCAGGACTTAACTGTTCCACATGATAAAATAATAATTGTTTATTCTCTAATAATTTATTAATATTTGTAAGGAATAGATACAACATTATTTTTTTACAATCAGGGGTAAACTTCCCCAACAGACCACAGGTTTCTAATAAATTGATATATTCAATTTGCCATGACTTAAAAAAGTCCTCTAATAACACAAATTGGTACTGCATCGGATACCATATACCTTTTATGAGGCATATTCAAGGGCAAACTCTGTATTAAAAAACTCATCCCCTGCCATAGAACGTATTAACTTTTCAAATTCGGGGGTATTTTGCGGAGGAATATCTTTATAATTTATATATGTAATATTCCAACCTTTATCTTTAGATAATCCTAGTAGTTTACTATCAGGATTTTTAGGAGTTCCCCCTATAATAATTTTTGAACTCTTGCTACTAGCCATCATAGGTCTGATATATTTGAATACTTCATCAAATAATTCTTCTTGAATGTAATCAATATTATCCATTATAAGATTGTTTATACCAAATCCTCTCAACCCATACGAATTAAAACTGCTAAACTTTATACGTGAACCGTTCATAAAAATCAAGTTCTCTTTGTCATGCCTATTAATTTCATCTTTTAACAGATTAGGAAGATTATTGTGTAAATTTATTATTAATTCCCTCATATGATCACTACCATGCTGTGATGACGAAAGTATTACATTGGTGATGTCCCTATGAAATATACAAGTATGTAATAGAAATATAGCATACAGAGTACTAACACCTGACTGCCTACTAGAATTAGTGATATTATATCTATTATCTCTCCAACTTGACAATATCTCTTTCTGTTTAGGATATAGTTTTATTAACTTGTCATTTATTCTGATATACTTTTCAGCAAAATATAAGATATCATCCTTACATGATTTAAACTCATTTACATCATTCTCATTATATGTGATGGGATCATGAGCAAACTTGTACTTTTCAACTAATGCTTTCGGAGGACGACCTAGACGGATATGAATAATCCCATTAATATAATCATCACGGAAAAGAACGTTTTCATCGACCTGATACTTATGTTCTAACCACATATTTTCCCATGCACAAGAGGTAAGACAAAGTATCTCTCTTTTAAATGCATCTGGCCCATCCTTGGCAAGTAACCGTTGAATTTCTTCACTGGATGAGAAATATTCCCGCCAATCACTCTCTTTAATAACCAATCTTTTACGTTTCTTGCCTTTAAGAGGGGGTTTACGAGTCTTTGAATGTAACTGCTTCTTACCAATGTACTTGATGCCACTAGGTAAATGTGTTATTCGGTAAATGAATCCAAATGAGTTATCAATTTCTTCTTGTGTAGGTATATTTTCCCAATTTGCCATGAATATACTTAAAGAAGTATAAGTTCATTATCTACTTCTTTTCTTACGTCTATTTTTAATAGAACCTCTACGTTGCATCGGACCAAGAACATTAGGAGTACGGGTATCACTAGTATCATATGCACCGTCATTACCTAATACTCCTGCAACAGCCATACCATCCTCTTTAAGGATTTCAGCTACAAAATTATCAAAATTTTCTGTCATATTGAAATATTTAGTAGAAATACTATATTGTTTGATATATATTATGGTTCATATGGAACCCTATTTACAAATTGAACAATATGCTAAAGATTTAGACATTGATACGCAAGTAGATGTTACGAATATCATGGAAAAACAAATGAGTGCTCCAAATGTTCGTCATAAATGGCTTTATAAGCTTGTGCAATCTAAACAAGGACTCTTACGACTATTAGATGAGAAAGAGGCGCTAATGCAGCATAAAATGCAAGGAAACCCCCTACCAGTTAGTGCTCCGGTATTAAAAAGGAAAGCAGAAGGAGATTTGGATATCCAAACCCTTAATAAGAAGATACACCAACAGGAACTATTGGTAGAATATCTTGATGGCGCAGTTAAACAGATTAATCAAATTGGATTTGATTTTAGAAATCTTGTAGAACTGATGAAGATGGAAAATTTATAAAAGTTGCGTGAACTCATTTCAGTTGATATAAAAAATAAAAGCGCAATACTTAGCTGTGCTCCCCATATTTTTAAATTGATCAGAGAAAAATTCTCTGTCCCGAATCCATCGTTCCAAACCAGAAGATTTGCTCCTCGGAAATATATCATAACCCCTTCAGGTGCATTTGAAGTTGGATTATGGGAGGAAATTCGGCATTATATCTCCACAATGAAGATTCCTATCGAGTTAAAACTCTCGCCAGAATTTATTCATCATTTCTCTCCGAAATTCCCCGCATATAATATTCAAAACATTGATGGATTCACTTACTATGATCATCAAAAAAATACCATAGAAGAATTTCTAAAAAATGGTAGAGGATTAGGAATCCTAGCAACATCTGCGGGTAAGTCAGTCCTTATAGGTGGTTTAATTAAAACTGTCCTTCATTATAATCCAAATTTTAAGATTCTGATTATAGTTCCCAATACTGCCCTTGTCAATCAGATGTATCATTCATTTATAGATGAATATAACATGCCTGTTATTGATAGATGGGGCGATGGATATGTTCCCGATTGGAATTCTAATGTAATTATTGCTAATAGTCAAATATTAATCTCTGATATCAAATATACCGTGTCGATGGTTAAGGATTTTGATATGGTGGTAGTAGACGAAGTTCACAGACTAGGTGAAAAGAAGAACCAAATCAATAAAGTGGTTCATAACATTACCACACCACATAAGTTTGGCTTAACAGGGACTCTTCCTGATAATTACATGGCATCATGGAATATTATCGGTAAGATTGGACCTATTTTATATGAGGAAACTTCTTATAATATTCGTCAAAAGGGTGTTGCGGCAGAAGTAGAAATCAAAGTGATTATATGTAAACATACAACTGAACCAGAGAAGACGGTTAAGACAGCACTTAGCCTTCCTACTGATAAGTATAACAATGAACGGGTGTTTTTATATAGACATGTTACTCGTAACAATATTATTAAGAAGATTGCTGAGAAAACTACAGGCAATACATTGATTCTAGTAGATGTGATAGAACATGGTGAATACCTAGAAAAATTACTAACAGATATTCCTAATAAACAAATTTATTTTGTTCAGGGGTCAATGGAAACTGATGATCGCAAAGATATTATAGATATAATGGAAAAAAATAACAACATTATTTGTATTGCGATGTCCCAAATATTTTCCACAGGTATTTCTATAAACAATTTACCTTTCGTAATATTTTCCTGCATAGGAAAAAGTTTAATTAAAATTTCTCAATCAATTGGTAGATCAATGCGGTTACATGAAAATAAAGACAAGTCAATTATTTATGACATTGCGGATGATACTGAATATTCTTTTGATCATTTAAAAAAGCGATTAAAGATTTATAAAGACATAAAGATACCTTTTGAGATTAAGAAAATAACAATTTAATATGGCAATACCTGACCTAGATGATGAAGATATAGAAACCGAATTAGTAGAAGATATTCTTCCAAGTGAAGAATATCTTGATGATAAACCGATCAAGAAAAAAAAGGACAAAAAGAAAGAAACAGACATCTATGTGAAGCCGGAAGAGATGTGGGAGGAATTAAAGAATTATTATATATCTTTAGGTGATAATTATGATTGGAAAACTCAAAAGATAGTTAGTAAAACTGAGGAATATCCTACATTTCCGCCAAAACTAGCAGTTATGATTAATGATATTGCGGATAGAATGGCATTTCTTCCTAACTTTGTGCGTTATTCATGGAAGTCTGAAATGATTGGTGATGCCATTCTTAAAATGGTTAAAGCTGTTAGGGATTGTTCATTTAAAGGATACTCTACGGATAAGATTATTAAGAAAGATGAATCAAATGGATTTCACTATTTCTATCATTTTGATCGCCGTCAAAAAATCCGTAAAAAGAAGATTCAAGAGGATGCAATATTTGAAACACGGGATGATGGAGAGTATATTACCTATAAGAGTGATGCATTCAATTACTTTACAGGAATAAGTGCTAACTCTTTCATTAATAGAATCAAAAAGGAAAACCTTGCCAAAGAAACCATTGATGCATATCAGGCAGAAGTATGGGAAGCTACTCTTTCAACTGAAAACTATGCAAATGTTCGTCGTCCCAAGGTTTTCTCTGATGAAGATCATGAAGAAGTGACTTACGAGTCCTAAAAATATAAATGAAGTGCCTTGTAGTTGGTGATATACATGCCGGTAAGAAACGTAACAATAGTATCTTTCACCAGATACTACTGGATTATGGTAAATGGATAAAAGAAATATGTCATCAAAATAACATATCACATATAATCCAGCTTGGTGATATATACGACAATAGATTTACCATTTCTGCCGAAACACATAACTGTGTTAATAGTTTCATAGATGAATTAGATGAATTTACTATGGATATTATCGTGGGAAACCATGATGCTATGTTAAATGATAATGCATCTGTTAATTGGTTGACTCCATTAAACAAACATCCTAATATAACGATACATGACAAGGTTACTGTTCGGGATGATATGGTTTTTGCAGGATGGGGAGTAAAGTTAGATGATATTCCCCCTTGTAAACTCTTTTTCGGACACATTGATACCATTGGATTTGAATTACAGAAGAATAAAATTGCCACACATGGGTTTAAAGCATCTGATCTAATGGATAAGGTATCAGGAGCGGCCTTTACAGGACATTACCACCTACCACAAACCCGTACATACGATAAAAAACCTCTGTGTTATGTAGGTAGTGCCTTCTCATTGGATTGGAACGATCAAGATAGTAAGAAATATGTTTATATTCTTGACACTGATACATTAGAAGTGACTAAAATTCATAATAATGAATCACCCATCTTTATTCACATTGCTAATGAAACACAACTAGACCAAGTAAATGATAATTTTGTATCTATTAATTATGTTATGGGAGAAGAGGGTGAAAAATGGAAAAGAACCATTCAAAACCTTAAACCATTAGAGATAAAAACCTATAAAATACAAGAAAGGGTTCAGCAAGTGGATAGTGAGATTGAACAATTTAAGGTTATTGACATACGGGATACATTAGGATTATGGCCCATTGATAATTTGAACAATATTCCTGAATATCTTAAAATAAAGATTGCAGAGAAAGCCCAATTAATGTATGATAAGCACATATGACAAATATGGATGGCAAGGATGTGGGAGCATCCTATTACCCAAGAACATATATCTAAAATTAAATCATGGGGAATCAAAGTTATTGATCCTATCTCTAAAGAATTGTTTTGTGGTGATACTGGAATGGGAGCAATGGCTAATATTGATGATATTATTGAATGTTTTAATTATAAAAACGTATAATTTGTTTGAAATGGCTCATAAGCTGTTGTAAATTGTATAAATGTTAAACAAGTTCTCTAAAGACACTGCCCTTGTCATAATAACCTGTAATCGTCCTGATTTTTTTAAAAATCTCGTTGAGTCTGTTGATAGAACCGCTGTCGGTAAAATTTATGTGGTAAGTGCAGGCGATGCATATAAAGAATATCCTGCTGATGTAGAAGTTTTACAAGGAAAGCGTAAACTACCCGTAGGTATTGCTAAAAATATTGGTATGCGTAAAGCTCAACAAGACGGATACACCTATATCTTTGTAGCAGAAGATGATATTCTTATCAAAGATAATAAAGTTTTCGAGGAATATATTCTAACCGCTGCTGATAGTGGTCTTTGGGCCGCACAACTTTCCTATGGTTTACATGGAGGAATCGGGGGAGGAAACGTTAATGATGATGGAACTCCTAAAAAACGAGCAACTGTAAAATACACTAATAAAGAAGTAGATATTTATCTATTCTCTTTCCAAGCATTTACCCTTATTCGTTCTGATATGTTAGGGGATGGTGCATATTTTGATGAACGTTTCTTAAATGCTGCGGAACATCTTGCCCAACATCAAAAGATTTTCTTAGGAGAAAAGGGTACGCCTCTTCTTTACCATGCAGACGTTCTCAACTCATTCCTTTATATTACTGATCAAGATGCGAATCATGAAAAGTCGGTGATTCGAAATGATCCAGAATTTAAATCCAATTTCAGCTATTCATGGCAACTCTTTAAAGAGCTTTTTGGGTATTATCCTCAAGATGCTCCACGATTTGCCCAAGAGGATGTTCTTAATATTCTTATTGATATTGAGTCCAGATATGCTAATAAAGAACTATTATAATGACAACACGACACAGATTAATGGCAATAGCAGGCTCTCCAGATGTATCAGGGGATGGTGATTTTAAATCTTTTTTTGATTCATTTGATTTGAAATTATTTGATAGATGTTCAGATATTAAAACCGAAGAAAATATTCTTTTACATCGTGATTTGTTTCACTGTGAAGAAAATATATACTACATTTTATATAAAAAACATCCTTCGACGTTTGATATAAAAATAAAAAAAGAATATCTTACAAAATTGGTAGAGTCTATTAGACAACAAGGATTAACAATGATGTCATGTAGTAGTGATGCCCGCCACAAATTAACAGAAAATATATACTTTGTCAATAGGGAAAAGAATTTATTGATTCGAATTTATATAACATCTGAAAGAGAATATGAAGCAGATGCTGAAAAATTATTCACTGTATCTGTATTTTTTGATATTGCCGATACTCCAACTTACGAAATCGTTAAAAAATTAAAAGACGATTTCGCTCACATTCCCGATAATAATCATAATATCTATATGCTACAGAAAGATGCATATGGAGAAATGAGTTTACAGCCACATAGTATCAAAGGGTTTGAATTAGATATTAAAGAAAACTATGATGACTCTTTTGAAGAGGTTCATAACAAAATTCTTGAATGGGCTAAAGACTTTGATTTACCTAATAATCGTATAACTTTATTACATGGTGATCCCGGCGCAGGTAAGACAAATTATATAAAACATATAATGAATGAACTGCCAAGTGTGCGAAAGATTTATATACCTCCCTTCTATGTATCTGCATTAAGTGATCCTGCATTTTTAGGATTTATTAGAGATTACAGTAACAGCCTTCTTATCATCGAAGATGCTGAAAACATCTTAGTATCAAGAGAACAAGATAGCGAGAACTCTGCAATGAGTATCATTCTTAACTTATCAGATGGTATAATGGGTTCTGTTCTTAATTTCAAGATCATTGCCACCTTTAATACAGAAGAAAAGAATATTGATAGTGCATTAAAACGTCGAGGTCGTATGTTTATCAAACATCATTTTGGTAAATTATCCGAAGCAAAGACGAAAGCATTATATCAAAAATTATATGGTAAAAACCCACCAGAAACACAAATGGTTTTAGCGGATATATACAATTCCGAAGACAATGGCAACAACGGTAAAAAAGAAAAAAGAGTGATGGGATTTATACATTAATATGAAAAAAGGGCTTGTAATAACAACGTTTAACTCTCAAAGCTACTTTGAAGAATTATATAACACTATTCCTTTTGATAGGATAGATCATGTGGTGGTGGTGAATGGGGGCGAACCCTATACCAAACAGTATGATAAAGTTCATTGGATTCAACATGATAGAGTACAGTTTGCATCCGTTGCTCGTAACGACGGGTTAAAGTATTTGATGAATAAAGGATGCGATTATTATTTTGTATGCGAAGATGATATGCTGATTAAGTCTGTTGATATATTTGATGAATATATAAAAGCATCAAAAGAATCAGGTATTCAGTATTTCGGATTCCGATCAAATGCATGGGGCGCTGGTGCGATTGGCGAGAGAACACCTAGATTAGCTACTCAATATATTCAAGATGGCGCAATAATTCAACTCTATAAGAATACTTGTAACGAATTTACGTTCAGAACAAAATTAGCTATTGACGAAGTGGGTTTGTTCGACGAACGTTATCCATACATGTTTGATATTGATATGGTATATAGACTATCGGTAAAAAGTATGATACCGGGGTTCTGGTATTTCCCTGATATTTCTAATGCGGACGATCTGGTTATGAATAATCCTAATGCGGTTAGTAGAATGAATCCTAATGGTGAACGCAATAATAAGCTTGGTCCAGACTTTGAGAGATTTAATAAAGATCATGGTTTAGAAGTAAATCGAATACCCGACAGTAGTAGGGAAGAAATAGTAGATAATATCAGATTCATCAGAAATAAATATGCAGCAAGATAAGTGGTTATTTCAAAAAAATATATGGAATGAGTACGGATATAACCGTTTCCTGAATTCTGTTCAGGATGCGGGAGTTTCCCATGAGGAAGTTCATATCATCCCCTTCACAGACACTTTTGACAGAGAAATCGACTTCGTTCCGAAATATGTATTTGGTAGTAACCGATTTATCAATGTATGTAGAGTAAAGGGATTTCCTACGTTTAAATCTTTCAAACCTATTGAAGATTTATATTTGGAAATAGAATGGGTAAATGGCGCAGGACATGATGTTACATGGGGAAAATTAAACACTTTAACCTCGGAACATCTATGGCGACCATTTTTCATTAAACCATACACAGAAAAATTCTTTACTGGTAAAGTGTGTGAAAATGTTGATGACCTACAGAAAATCCAATTAGCCACATCTTTCATAGGAGATGAAAATGATGAATTAATACGTATTTCTCCTGCGGTTAATATACGTGATGAAGTTAGATTCTTCATTATCGGTGGAGAGATTATATCAGCATCTTTATATAAAATAAAAGGTATTAATAAACAAGCCAGAATTGATGAATCGCATATTGCATGGCAACGGTGTAAGCAATTAATTAGGGATTATGGCATCATAGATGATGCATTTGTTATGGATTTGGGTTTAGTTGGTGAAATGACTCATTCTCATTATTGGAAGATCGTAGAATTAAACAATATCAATTCGGCAGGATTATACGAAACTGATACAGACGCTATCGTTAGTGCATTTAAACATTTATGAAATTACTTCTTGGAACAAACTTATTCGGTAATAATAATCGCCAGCACATTGCACGGGAATCGTGGATGCATATTCAGAAAGCACAGCCTGATAAACTGGATTTAATAGCAATTCAATTCAAATCAGAATTTCAAAATGTTAAGGAGAAAATGTTAAACGATGAATTGGTAGAATATCAAGATTATAAGATTCCTGCTTTACATATTTTAGAAAATTCTTCAAAGAATATCGTTGAAGGTTCTAATAGAACCCTTCCATTATTCTATGATATTTTAGAAAAAATATTTATTCAAGCAGAATTTCATAAAGACCATGAAAATATAACACATTTTGGTTATATCAATAGCGACTGTATTATAACTGATACGTTAATAGAATACCTTGAAGATAAGAACCCTCATGCACTGGCTATATCTCGTTTAGAAATAGAAAATACCACGGATATTCTTCGTCTCAAGAAAGAAGGTGCTAAAGTTCTTCGTAATGAAATAGCAGGCTACGATTGTTTCATCTTCTCTAAAGAATGGTTTACAGACAATCGACATCTTTTCAATGCGCCATACTTGATCGGAGTTCCCACTTTTGATGTGGTAACGGCAGGTATTATTAAATTAAATGGGGGAGAATTATATAATGATAGTTCCAAGCCCCTTGTATGTCATATGATGCATGAAAATGTCTCACATGATAGTACCGTGGAAAAGGATTATAATGAAAATCTAATGAAATCAAATAAATTTCATCATCTGGTTATGAACGTCATGTTTTATCATTTACAATATAATCTATGTCGAAGAACACCTTGGGGAGTATTTTTAACTCCAAAAGAAGGAGAGAATGACTTCACTGATAGGTTTTTTAACATAATGCGACTTGACACTGACAACCATATCAACTATATTGCCTGATATATGCCAAACGTATACACTATACCCCAAGTTAATGACACACAAGGTACTGCTCTCACCCCTTATGGAGAAGGCATGGATAATATCCAGCATGCTACAGAACTTTATAAATTTTTGATATTAACACATTGTAAAGAGTTTTTGGATTCTAACTATGTGGGTATGAATTATACAGAGAGAGTTCGCTACGAAATAAACGCCAATTTAAATGCATTAACTATGGATACTCCATATATAGCAAGTATAAGTGGATTACGAGATATTACTGTGAGTTTAACGGATAGACGATGAAGATAGTTACCTTGTACAGTCCTAGTCACACACGGATGTATGAAGAATATTTTCTTCCATCATTTCCGAAAGATCGACGTTTGGAATTGAATACCCGCTACAATTTAGAATAATATAATATATGAAAATCCAGTGCTATACTGTTGTTAGTCAAACCCATCGGAATCTCTTAGAAAGAGAAATGTTGCCATCCTTTCCTCAAAACGAAAAGATGCAAATGAACATACAATATATTCCACAATTATGCCCTACTGGCTCCTTTTATGAAAAAGGATGGCATGATACAATGCATAAAAAAGTTGACTGTTTTATAGAAGGTATAAACAGATTACAGGATAATGAGCTATTCATGTTTATAGATGCGGATATAGTATTTTTTAAAGATTTTTATGATGATATATTAAAAGAATTAGAGGATAATGATATCATTTTTCAAAATGATATTGGGGGTGGATGTAATACAGGTTTTTTTGTTGCCCGAAAAAATGAAAATGTTTTATTATTAATAAATGCTGTTAAAAAATATTTAAATAATTTCGATTCAGAGCAAGTTGCAATGACGGAATATTGCTTCAATAATAAAAAATATCAAGAGTTGCAAAATTTAAAATGGAAAATGTTACCTGTTGAAAAATATTGGACATATGGGGTATATAGAAAAGTATGGGATGGACATGAGAATTTCGATATTCCCAATGACATTATAATGGTGCATGGTAATTGGTGCTTATATAAGCATAAAAATCTTTTACTGGACACTGTAAAAAATAAAGTTAACACCTATCTAAAATCTGCATAGCTTTATCATATTTTCTTGAAAGACCGAGTTCATAAATTTTATTTGGCCAAATAAAATTTATGAACTTTTTTAATTCACTTTTTTTAAAGATACGTATCTGAGAATTATTACCAGTTTTTGTTTCATTTTGTTTATAATGATATTCAATATTTAATAATGAATATAAGTCAAAAAGATAATTCCAGTTATGATTCATATGCCCGGTGATAATAAATTGTCTATTATTATTTGAATAATACCAACAACCATCACCATCTATTAAACCTAAGAAAAAAAATCGTATTAAATCAATTGGAATATGAGATAAAATTTTATTAGCCGATGATAAACTTTTAACATGATAATCAGTCTCTAATAAAAATTGTCCTAAGTTTGAATCATAACACCTAACAAGTGTATGAATATTATCTTTTCTATTTAATATGTTCCATTTACCTGTATAGTTAAAAATATCAATAATATTGTCAATATCACTTTTATCACAATGAAACGCAATCTCATAACCCTTTTTAGATTTACTAACATATCCATCTGCAAACATATAACCTAGTAAATATACAGATTCTTTACAGAAATCCGTAGTAAATAAATGCGATTTAATATTATTGTTTCTCTCATATTTTAATTTTAATTTATGAGCTTTATTGATAATTGAAATATAACTTTTGTTTAATATCGAGGCAGCATATTTCGGACCTAACTTGTTATAATTTATATGCAACCATTTTATATCCCCATCATTCCATTTTTTATTCATAATGGTATTTATCTTGCGATAATACCTGTACACAGTATAAATACTTAAATATATTATGACATATGACTTTTCACTTTTAAGACCGGAACCGAGTTACCCGGTTTATCCTCCGTACCATCAAGGAAAATACCTTGAGGATTATTTCTTTGATTTCTATATTAAGAATAAAGAACAGTTCGATGTAAAGGGCCGAACACTTATACCTGTGTCATGGACTACTTTATATGTAGAGAACACGCCAATCAACATTCAGGAGTATTTGGATCAGTTAGACCCAAATGGTGCCTATTTTACGGTGGTGCAGCATGATGAGGGGGTAAGACAGCGTTTACCCGCTAATACGCTTGTATTCGAGGCTGGAGGGCTAGGGAACGGTATTCCTATACCATTAGTGTGTTCATCATTACCTAATGTACAGATAAATGATTATAGACCGACATTTTGTTCTTTTGTAGGTTCTTTAACGCACCCACTTAGAAAATCTCTATACAATATATATAGTGAACTTGGGTATGATTTTCCTACGTATAAATTTTCTATCCAACAGTGGACACAAGATGTGAGTGTTAATAAACTAGAAGAATTTATTGATATTACTAATCGTTCTATTTTTGCATTTGCGCCTAGAGGATACGGAGCAACTAGTTTTAGATTATATGAAATAATGCAATTAGGAGCAATTCCAATATATGTATCAGATAAACATTGGCTTCCTTGGCAAGATGAATTGAATTGGTCTGAATTCTGTGTTATAATTAAGCCAGATCAATTATATGATGTCAATAGCATATTAATTAATATTGCTAATGATGGAGATAAGTTATCTCAGATGAGAAATAAAATTAAGGAAATATATGATGCCTATTTTTCATTAGAAGGCGTATGCACCCAAATACTTAAAAGACTATAATTATGAACCTTGCAGAGAAAATAGCAGAACTGAATACGCTTAATGAGAAATATAAACAAAGTAAAAACAAATCATATGATGAACAGATATCAGCACATGATAAAATGGTAATGTTTATCACAGATAATGAATTAGTTGATGATATACTGATAATGTATCAAGACCTAGCTACATGGAAAATGAAATATAATCTATTGTTATCCGCACCCTCTTGTTGTAATGTTTAAAGCAGATTTCCCCCTTCGTTTCCCTTGTATTGAAGATGCCGACGAAGATTTTAATAAATTAGAATCCACATCATTTTTATCCCTTCTTAAAGAAGGCGAGTGGTTTTCTCGTTCTGATTTTTCTTCAGATTTGAAGATACCTCAATATATAGACTTTGATCAAACTGGAGCAACATCATCGAATATATTTCATGCCGCTACACGATATGCATGCGACAGCCTGAATAGCCCTTCGGTCATTAGAGGATGGTACGAACCTAAGATTAGAGCAACTTTAGAGAATAGTAAATTCTACGAAACCAATCCGGCTACGGCATTAGTTCTTAGGAAATATCTTCCTTCACAATTTCGACCTTCTGCTGCTAAATGTATTTTTGAAAAATATAAACCTCGCTCATATTATGATCCATGTGGAGGATGGGGAGATAGATTAACCGCAGCAATGGCAACACATATTCCCGAAATATATGTTAGAGACGTAAATCCTCTTGTGTTCTGTGGATATACCCAACAAGTCAATAGATATTGCCCCGACGATTCTATTGTGAAGATGGAATTAAATGGTTGCGAAAATTCTATTCCAATGACAGATATTGATTTAATCTTTACTTCTCCTCCTTATTGGAAAGTAGAACATTATCAAGGAGAGTTACAAAGTTTTAGAAAATATAAAAAATTTAAGAATTGGTTAGAAGATTTTTTATTCGTTACTATACAAAATAGTTTATCTGCACTGTCTCAAAATGGAGTATTTTGTCTCAATGTCTCTGATATATATGCCAATCATGAATATAATAAAATTATTCAACCCATATTGGATACTTTCTCGTCTAATTGTAAAGGGGTAATGGGGTATAGAATGCGTAAAAGAATGAACTCTAAGTCAGATAATACTGGAATATTCTGTGAACCTATGTTAATTTTAAAGAAATGACTTTAGAACAAGAAGTAAAAGTGCAAGCCTTTATGAAAGGCGCATATGAAATGATGCAAAGAGAAAATTGGAATGAATCTCGCGCCCAAGAATTCATTATGGAATTAGCAGAATTATACGAAAAAATGTATCTATGTAAACAATGAAGTATCTATTTGTCTTAGCAGCCTATTCTGATCATCGTCAACAAATATTTGATGAAGTTATATCCCCTCGCAATAAACAATACTGCGAGAAACATGGATTTAAATATGTCGAGATTCGGAAAGAAAATAACATTGTTCCTTTTAGAGGAAATCTGACTTGGAACAAATGGTCTATTATTAGGGATTTAATATATGCTGATAAGTTAAAGGATGGGGATAGCATAATACAATTAGACGCTGATCAATATATATACAATATTGATATTGATTTAATTTCTAAAAAATCATTTAGTTATGCTATAGATTCTTGTAACTCACATTGTAATTCATTATTATCATTTAACATAAACCCGTGGACGAGATTTTTAATAAATGAAATTCTTTCAGAAGAAAGATGGAATAGATTAAAGAACGTTCCATCCTTCCATGAAGGTTTTGAAGGAAAATATGATAGTTTTTTCCATGAATTTCGTGAACAGGCGATGATGTACACTTTATTTGGAATAAAAAGGCACTCTAATATACCATTTTGGTATTTACCTCATTATGGGTGGCACTCGCATATTACCCACGATACCATTTTTTCATTGGAATCACTATATCAGAATGTTGAAGTTTGGCCATCATGCTATAACGTAACTTCATTTGAAGGTGAGTATGAAGGACTATTTTTCATGAATAAATGCCGTAAAGAAGATGTAATAACTCGACATTTTGCTGGAGGACAAGATTGGAAATTAGTAAAAAATTGGATTTAATGTCTATCTATTAATAATTCTAAACATTTATCATATTTCCGTTTTAGACCGAATTGAAATTTATTAGGATATAGATAATTATATAATTTAGTCAAGTTGGCTAGTCCTGACATAGTTAACACTGAACCTTTCCCGATTTTCGTAATTCTACGAGATATATAATACTTTATATCCAATTTGGATAGAATTTTTTCAAGATATGTCCAATCTTGATCATATGTTGACGCTACAATACATCTTCTAGTCCACCCCCCTTTATTTTTCTTAGTATTTTTACATAAATTAAAACATCCATCAGCATCTATTAATCCCAATATAAAATAATTATGCAGATTAATAGGAATATTATTCAATATTTTATCAGCAGAGATTCCACTTTTTAAATGATAATCGTTCGCTTCTAAAAAGTTCACTAATAATCTATTAGATGTATGAATTCGTGTAAAAGGTTTTCGATTATAACCATCTTTCGAGTCAGGTATTTTTTCGTTAAAATTCCATTCACCATGTAAATCAAAAATATGACGAATATGATTCATATCACTCGTTAATATATTAGTAATAACTCTATGCTCCACATGACCCTTTATATTATTATTAACTATATGCCCATCACCCCATATAAATCCCAATAAATAAGCTGTTTCTGGTAGAATACACTCAATAAATTTATCAACATTCACTGCGAAATTTTGAGATTTCTTTAATCGGATTTTATATAAATTATTAATATCAAATTTAATATTTAATTGTTTTGCTTTAGCACATATACTTGATATTGAGCGTTTAGGTAATAACATATTACATCCCTTTGCCCCTATACTAGTATAATTTTGTGTCAATGTTTCAAGTTCGTCTAATGTCCATTTATTTGCCATAAATATATTTATCCATGACAATGATATTTTCCAGTATATAGGTGATTTATGTTGCAATGGATATTATTTTGAAGTAACTTATAGCAAAATTATGGATACAGAATTAAATATAATAGATTTAAAAGAAGATGCACGGTATTTTATAGATAAATTTATAGAAGTAACCGAAAAATCAAATACTATAGAACATTTTAAACAAGCACAAAAATTTAGAGATAGATTGAATACTATGGTAAATGCTTATTTTTTGAGCAAGATGCGTGATAATTTATCAGAAGATGACTTCATCCTCTTCTATACTCAAAATTTAATTTAATTGAGAATGAATAAAATACCTTTATATTACGACGACATTTGTCTAATTCCTGATAATTACAGTGAATTAGAAACAAGAGATAATGCAGACACTTCCGTTAATTTTTTAGGATTTAATGTAAGAAATCCGGTTATACCAGCTAATATGGTAAGTGTGGTTAATGTTGATGTGTGTAGAAAGCTAGCACATAATGGTTATTTCTACAGTATGCACCGTTTCGGACATGTTGAAAATGGAGATTCTGTCACGGTTGACTTGATCAAAACTGCTAATACAGAAAGATGGCCCCTTGTAAGTGTTAGCACTGGAGTTGGTAAAGATTCTTATAAAGACCTTCAATGGATGATTGAAAATGGAGAAAATAATATTGATATTATTACCGTTGATGTAGCACTTGGATACCATAAACAAGTTGGAGAGGTAATTACATTTATTCGTAAAAATTTACCCGATACTAAAATTATTGCAGGTAATATTGCGGCATCAAAAGCGGCACGCTTTTTAAGCGATCTAGGAGTAGATGCTATTAAAGTGGGTATAGGCCAAGGGGCAGTTTGTTCAACGAAACTACAGACGGGCTTTACTGCTCCTATGCTGTGGAGTATTACAGAATCATTAAAGGGTTCTGATGTACCTATCATTGCAGATGGAGGAATTAAGAACATAGGGGATATTGCAAAAGCTATGGTTTTTGGCGCTGACATGGTGATGTGTGGTGGTCTATTCGCTCCATGTATCGACAGTGCGGCTAAGATCAATAACGAGGGCAAGAAAGAGTATTTCGGTTCTGCATCATTCCATTGTAAAAAGCATGATAAACATGTTGAAGGATTTATGGTAGGTTTAGAATCAGACAAAACCATTTTGGAGAAGATGAATGAGATTAATCAAGCCCTTGCAAGTTCTATTTCTTATGCAGGTGGGCAGAAATTAAATGATTTGAAAGGAATTGACTACTTAATACTAAAATGAAGAAGAATCTTTTCATTGCAGGACACCGTGGTCTAGTTGGTAGCGCATTATTACGCTCCTTAGACATAACCAAATATAAACCCATCCTTCGCACCCATGAAGAGCTTGATTTAACCAATCAGAGGGCAGTTAATTATTTTTTCGATTATAATAAAATTGACGAAGTGATTATTGCAGCGGGTAAAGTTGGCGGTATACATGCTAATAAAACTTATCCAGCCGAATTCATTTATAAAAATATGATGATTGTGGCTAATTGTGTTCATGCGGCATATAAATCAGGAGTAAAGAAATTATTATTTTTAGGAAGCTCTTGTATATATCCTAAACACTCTATAACACCCATCACCGAAGATCAATTACTATCAAGTGCATTGGAACCTACCAATGAACCATATGCAATTGCAAAGATTGCAGGTATTAAACTATGCGAAACCTATCAGAGACAGTATGGTGTCGATTACCATTCTATTATGCCATGTAATCTGTATGGTATAAATGATAATTATGATTTAGAAAATTCTCATGTTATTCCCGGTCTAATTCGTAAGTTCCATATTGCTAAATTGAAAAAAGAACCTACCATCACATTATGGGGATCAGGCAAACCTTTTAGAGAATTTCTAAATTCAGAAGATTTAGCAAGAGCGGCATATAAAGTATTAGATACACAGAACCCCCCTTCTATTATTAATGTGGGAAGCGGAACCGATATATCCATTAAGGATTTAGCATATATTATTAAAGAAGTGGTTCAATATGAAGGAGAAATTATATTTGATGAAACAAAACCTGATGGAACTTTTAAAAAGACCATGGATAATTCATTAATTCGGACATTTGGCTGGCAACCACAGATAGACATGAAAGACGGATTACACCTAGCATATAATGACTTCCAAAAAAGATACTCTTAAGATTAAATTCGTTGATTTCTGGCCTAATTTGGTCGAGACTGATAACTATTTTTATCATTTATTGTCACAAGAATATAATGTGTTAATTGATGCTCAAGAACCTGACATTTTATTTCATTCAGTTGACTATGCCAACAAACAAGAGCATAGAAATTATGATAGAGGGAATATCAAGAAGGTATTCTATACTGGAGAAAACATGCATCCTGATTGGAACAAGAGTCATTTCGCATTCACCTTTGATCATAATGATCATGACGGGCGGAATTATAGATTACCTCTTTGGGCATTACATATAAACTGGTTCAATGTGCCACATAATGATGATAGGGATCAATCATATCTACATGATCCTGAATTATTACTTAATAAGAACTTCGATGAACGTATTTTTGATACAAAACCGGGGTTTTGTGCTTTTATAGCAGGACAACCTAAAGGTAAACGGATGGATTTCGTGCCTAAACTACATGCAAGAAAGCATATTCATTGTGCCGGACGAGTGTATAACAATACTAACGGTGTTATATCTGGTAGAGGGGATCAGAAGGAGAAGATTGAGTTTCTTAAACAGTTCCGATTTAATGTTGCATTTGAAAATGAAGAAGCATATGGATATACTACAGAAAAAATCATACATTCGATGTTTGCTAACTGTATTCCGATCTATTGGGGCAATCCTTATGTGGTCATGATTTTAATTTTAATTCATTTTTTAACTATAATTCGTATCCTATTGAAGAAGTATTATTAGATGATATAATTCGATTCGATTCGGATAGAAACTTGTATTTAGAAAAGTTAAATACACCATGGTTTAATAATAATGAATTTCCTTATCATGTTCGTCCTGAAAATGTATTGAAATTCTTCAAAAACACAATTTTAAAATGAATACAAAGACCTCTGAAATGAAACTAGGATACCAATTAGGGTATCGAGATGCTGCATTATACCATTTAGCTTTTTTAAAGCTAGGAGGAATGAAAGAGTTATTATCAAATATTATTCCACAATTGGAAAAGTGTCAAGAACATGATAATTTTCTATTGAAATGGGCAAAGGAACATATTAAAACATTATAATGAAGTTACCCCGAATAGATATATTTAAAAAGTATGGAGAAGGACATTTACCTCGTCCACAACCTTCTGACATGGCAGTACACCTATTAAATGAATTAGAAGGTGGTTTCTTCGTGGATATTGGCGCATTCGATGGCAGATGTTGCAGCAATTCAGTCGTATTTGAAGAAGGATACGGATGGTCTGGTATCTGTGTTGAACCAAATCCTGAAACTTTTGAGACTTTGGTGAAACATCGTCCCCTTGCTCGTAATTTTAATATTGGGGCAGGTAATGAGAATGGCTCCCTCGACTTCTGGAAGTGTGGAATGCTTAGTGGCTTTGAAAAGTATTGCTCAAACGAGCATAAACAACGCATCATACGCGAAGTAGGAGGGCCGGATAATATAAACATTATCAATATCCCTGTTAGAAATACTACAGAATTCCTTTTGGAACAAGGTGTTCAAAAGATTGATTATCTATCTATTGATGCAGAAGGTGGAGACTTGGAAATCATTCGTAGCATTGATTTTAATCTATTTGATATTAAACTCATAAGCATTGAAGCGGATCATAGCTTTGAAGAGATTAAGAATATTCTTCAACAGAATGGATTCCAATATGTTACTAAGTGTTGTGCCGATAATTTCTTTATAAAATGACTTCTAAACCTGATAAAATTTATTTAATCCATTATACTAAGCTAACCGATAGATTAGCAAAGATTAAACCTATACTTGATGCCACGGGAATCCCTTGGGAGATTATTGCTGCATATGATAAAGAATTCTTTATTGATTATCCTGAACAATTAAGAGAGGTATATAGAACAGAACCTGATATATTTAAACAAAAGGTTGGAAGTCTATGGGACAGTAATGTTCATCATTATAGAGAGTTAAATTTACCAGAAATATCATGTACTGCTAAACATATTATGGCATTAGCCAAAATATCAATGGAATGTCCTAATTATGGTATGATTCTTGAAGATGATGCTGTATTTGAACCAGAGTTTGCTGATAAATTTAGAAAATATATGAATGATACCCCCGAAGATTGGGATGCTATTTTTATGGGAGAAGGTTGTGGGGTAGATTATCAAAAATCTCGAATTTCTAGGGGGCAAGCATATTCCGATAATTGTTTTAGAGTCGGGCATCCCGCTACAAACTGTGCAGAAGCATATTTAATTAAACCCGATATAGCTAAATTGATTGTTCAATCAGTTATTCCATTTCATTTAGTATCAGATTGGGAATTAGCCTATCAATTTTACAAGTTTGATGCTATTGTTTATTGGTGGGTACCTTCCATCGTGTCACAAGGTTCAAAAGATGGATCATATAAATCAGAATTAGACTTAGGACAACGATGAAAACTTTAGCATTTTATCAACCACATATGGATTTACAAGGAACTGGAGTATCATACTTCGATTATTGTCATTTCAACCAATCCTTATTAGGAAATAAATCTATTATGATCTATGATGAGAATAATTCTTATAATAGTCCATTAGTAATTGATAAATTTAGGAAGCATAATATTGAATTGATATGATTGAAAGGTTCTGAAAATATGTCAGAACTCGAAGAAACATTATCACTCTGTAAGGCAGATGCTTGTTACATTCAGAAGACAGGTAAACTACATGATGGTAGGTATGTTCGTAATGTCCCGATGTTTATTCATGTGGTGGGAATGTATAATGAACCACATGGCAAGGTATATGCATATGTCTCTGAATGGTCAAGTATCCATTGTTCACAAGGAACTCTCCCATATATTCCCTACTGTGTTCATTTACCTGATACTGAAGAGGATTTTAGAGCGCATTTAGGAATTCCTGCTGGTGCAATTGTGTTCGGCAGGATGGGTGGATATTACGGATGGGATATTCCATTCGTCAATGATACAATATCACATATTTTACAAAAAAGAGATGATATATATTTCTTATTTGCTCAAACCCCTCAATTTATTAATCATCCGCATGTGATAAATGTAGAACCTTTTGCAGATTTAATGACTAAAAGGCGTTTTATCAATACTTGTGATGCAATGATTCATGCACGGCAAGTTGGTGAAAGTTTTGGAGCAGCATGTGCAGAGTTTTCTTTATGTAATAAACCTGTCATAACTTATAAACATAGTCCAGAGAAGAATCATATTTTTACATTGAAAGATAAAGGTGTATATTATGAAAATGCACGAGATTTATATAGTGTATTGTCTGGATTTTCTAAAAATGAAGATGGTAAAGATTGGAATGCTTATAAACACTTTGCGCCTGACCAAGTGATGAAAAAGTTTAAAACTGTTTTCCTCGATGCCTTATAATGAGAACGGCCATTTGCTTTTCGGGAGAAATGCGCTCCCTAGATAAAACTTATCCACTTTTAGAAAGAAATATCCTTTCTAAATTTACAAATTATGATATTTTTATTTTTACATGGCAAGATGATCCTGATTTGGATAAAATGAATATCCTTATAGATAATAAAAATGTTAAGGCATTTCATACTGAAACTAGACAATCATTCCATACAGAGTTAGTTAATGGGAACGCTACCCAAGCAATGTTTCGACAGTTATATTGTGTTCAACAGTGTAATAGATTGAAACAGAAATATGAAGAATCTGGAGGCTATAAGTATGATACTGTAGTACGCATTCGTCCCGATCTTCTTTTATTAGACGACACCAGTTTACCTAATAATATTGAAAGTTATGATTTTTCTAAATTATGGGTGATGGACCATGATAATTGGCATGGATACTGTGACCGTTTGTATATTTCCAATTCAAAAAACATAGACATAATTTCTAATGGGTTTGAACAATTACCCTATTATATTAAGACTGGTGCCACTAGTTTTTATGAAGCATTTCTTATGTTTATAGTTCATTGTAATGATATAAAAATTGAAACGTTAAACTCGTTAAAAACTTGTTTACTTAGAACAAACGGTGACAAAGAGGGAGAATTGATACATGTTCAGCAAGGAACAGTTATTAAAAAACCCGAAGGAATATGGCATACTAAATTATCTTGCTATATTTAGTTGAAATATCTATATGTAGTCTATTAATAGTATATTATGGCAATGACAACAACTGGCGTATTTGGCGCTTCTTCCTTTCACGATCCTCTTCGCGGACCCGCACCCACACAAACTCCTCCCGAACCCACAAATGCTGATATTCTCCGTGAGAATATTGAAAAATTTATTAAGGGTGAAATTACTGCGGCTCAATTAGAAGTTATTAAGAAATCCCTTAGTTAAAGTTTGACCATTATCGCATCATATGTTATAGTATGATACTATGGGAGGAAAACTTTTACAATCTGTCTGGAATTTACCAGAAAAACGACTATCGAATGACGAGTATTTGTCATTCAAATCTGCCGTTTCTGATAAATTATCCAAAATCTTTCCTAAGAGTGTTAGGATTGACTCTGCTCCCGCTATCCGTAGTAAGGAATCCCATGGGGATTTAGATATTATCTGCGGAGTTGATCATTATTTCAATTCAAAACAATTGATTGAAGATGCTTTTGGTGTAAAAGTTCATGCCAATTCCAATGTTTTATCATTTCCGGTGGATGGATTTCAAGTGGATATTACGTTTGTACCGATTGACGAATTTCAATCATCTATAGACTATACAAGTTGGGGGGATGCTTCTAACTTAGTTGGTAGAATCGCACATAAATTTGGTTTACATCATGGACATGTGGGATTGTCATTTTGGATTCGTCAAGGTTTATTTGATAAATCATTAATGTTTCTTGATAATGATCATGTGATGGAAAAATTGATCCTTACTAGAGATTTTTCAATCATTCTGCCCCTGTTGGGATTCGATTATGACCGTTGGAAACAAGGTTTTGATACGAATGAAGAAGTATATCATTGGGTTGCATCTTCTAAGTATTTCAATGCTGAAATTTTCGACTATGAAAGCTTGAACCATATCAACAGAGTTCGTAATAAAAAGCGAGCAATGTATGCAGGTTTTATTGAATGGTTGGAACAAAACAGTTGGAAGTATAATAGATACGTTTTTCAACGTAGAGAATACTATCTTCCGATGTGGGCTATGCAATTCCCTAACTTAAAACCGTCAATTGAACACCATAAGTTAGAATATGAACAGAATAAAAAGTTCAAAAGCAAACTTAATGGTGAATTGGTAATGGAATTATTAGGTATTTCCAATGGAAAGGAAGTCGGACATGTTATATCTGAAATGAAGAGAATGTTTAGTAAAGAAAAATATATCAGTATGCCTCAAGAATTAATCAATAAATTAATTTTAAGCTTTAAACAATGAAAAAATATACATTAAATGAAATATTAAAAAATCAAGAAACATTTGAAAAATGTTTACATGGTTCATTAATCTTGTTTCCTAAAGAATCTGAACAATTTCAATATAGTGGATTTATTACTGCTGCATTATTAAATGATTATGCTTCATCAGAAGCAACATTAGGAATTAAAAATTTCAGTGGATGGAATACTTTCCATTTTTCAACAAAAGAAGAACTTCGACAGTTTCTCTCATGTAAACCAGAAATATGTTCACCTACCGCAGCATCTGATAACGATTGTTATGTTTTAGAATAATTATAAATGAAAAAAGTAATTTTTGAAAAGATTCGATTAAGAAATTTCCTGTCATATGGTACAGAACCTACTGAATTGGTATTTCAAAATGGAATTAATTTCATAACAGGATTCAATAAAGATGATAATTCCTATAATGGAGTTGGTAAGACTTCATTGATAGTAGAATCTCTTTCATTTGTTTTGTTCGGTAGCACTTACCGAACAATGACACATAAGGAGATTAAGAATGATGATGCCCGAAATGACTGCATAGTAGAATGCTGGTACACCGTGAATGGTGTTCGGTATGCCATTATGCGGTCTATTTCACCTGACATTTTAACCCGTACAATCATCCACGATGACGGTAGAGAAGAAGATAAGACAAAGACTAAACCTGAAACTACTAAGGATATTATCAATGATCTAGGCATTACTAAAGAAGTATTCACCAATACTATCGTAATGACTAGTAAGGAATCGTCCTCGTTCCTGTCTCAAGATAAGTCTCTTAAGACTAAATTTATTGAAGGCATTCTCGGATTAGAGGTATTTTCTAAGTTGGCAAAGGATGCTAAAGATGAATATACTGCCAAAAACACCGAATGGGGTAAAGAAGAAGCCCGATTACAAGAGCTTATAAAATCTATAGAACGGGATCAAGTCTATGCAGATTCTCATGAGGATCGTCGTGCTAAATTACTAAAGGATCATGATGAATTATTGAACCAACTTAAGGCTATTCATCCAATTGATTTATCCACTGAACTAGTTCAGATAGCGAGAGATATCGAACTTAAAAAAGCCGCTATAGTCAATATACAAGGTAAACAACAACGGGCATCTACTAGAAAAACAGAACTTTCTATAGAATTGCGCAACGAACGCAACAAACTTAAATCATTAGTTGATAAACCTGCTAATTGCCCGACATGTAAGCGTCCATTTGATAATCATCAAGAACATAATTTTGAGGAAGAGAGAAAACAGATCGAAATCTCAATTGCTGATTATGAAGACAAGCTTTCTAAATTAGAGGGTGTTATAAAAATATTAGATTCTAATCACTTGATAACCAACAATGAAGTGGCTGCATTAGTTAATAAAAATATCAAGACCCAAGAAGATCAAGACAGATATCATAAATCTCAAGATCGAATATTAAGTATTACTAAAGAACGCGCAAACATTAGAACATCTACCAACCCATTTGCAGAAAAGATTGAACAAGACAAGGAACTTTTAAATAAAAAACGTGAGTTAGTTGATAACCTGAAAGAGGAAATGATAGTCTTAGAGGGATTAAAAATAACATTCTCTCCCACAGGGGTTAAAGCATATATCACTAGCAAGATTCTTGACGTAGTTAATGAACGTCTTAATTTCTATTTGAAAAGATTAAATACCCCATGTTCTATTAGCTTCGATGAATTTTTTGAAGAGACGGTAATTAATAAAGCAGGTAAAGAAATCTCATATGACCGTCTATCTGATGGTGAAAAAGGTAGAGTATGTTTCTCTATGCTATTCACTTTTAGAGATATACGTAGGTTACAAAGTAACGTAACCGTAAACATATCTGTGTTTGATGAATTATTTGATTCATCAATTGATATAAATGCAACAGAAGAAATAATGGAATTGCTTAAAACTATGAGCGAACAGAACGAAGAAGCATACTATATCATAACACATAATCCTAGCAATGTCATGGTAGTAGATTCTAATATCATTCATTTAGAAAAGAAAAACGGCATAACAACAATCTTATAAATACATAACTTATGGAAACAACAAACGAACAAACAGCAGTAATAAAGAAATCCCAAGACGATAATCTTATCATCTATTACGGGGCAACATGGTGTGGTCCGTGCCGCGCAATGGCACCTACATTAGGACAATTAGAAGGAGTTATTAATATTATTAAAGTTGACATTGATGAATGTAGTAACTTAGCCAATGGCGAAGGAATTAGAGCAGTTCCGACTATTATTCATTATAAAAATGGATTAGAAGTTAATCGGGTTGTTGGAGGCAAGACAAAGGACGAAATAGTGAGACTTTATAATAGTTAACCTAAAACATCATTTGATAATGAAAAGAAGCCATGTTAAATATTTTTAACATGGCTTCTTTCGTTAATCCGAATACAAATATCAAAATACCGGGTATCACTCCGGTTAAACCCGTCGTTCAACCTATACATGGGCATCCTCTTTCTCCTTTCAGACAGAAGTTAGGCGTTGTGGCTATTCAATCTAAAGGGTGGACTTCCCTTGCTAAACCGGAAGCATTCAAAATCCCTGTTCCCGGCGAAGGATTGCCTAGAGTAATTCATTACTGTGCAGACCAATCAGGATGTGGGTTCTGGCGTATGATATGGCCCGCTGATGATCTACTAGCCTATAATAAAGCAGTTGTAATGACTTTATATCAAATGGTTACGTTTGCACAGTTTTATGGCGGTATTGATGCGGTGAGACTACAGCGCCAATGTACTGAAAATCAGTTAGAATTTGTTAAATTCCTTCGCACCGTTTCTGATGAAATCAAACGTCAAACAGGTAAAGGATTCCGTATTATTTGGGAAGTGGACGATGTGGTTCTCCCACATACTGATATCCCTGATTATAATGCATGCAAAGCGGGATTCACTGATGATAAAATTCATGTTACTGTTAGGGAGATTGTAAAATATGTGGATGAAATGACCGTTGTTTCTGAATACATGAAACAACATTATAAAAAACATCTTGAATTTGATAAAATTTCAGTTGTTCCTAATTATGCTCCTAAACATTTAGTTGACGTTGGATTTAATCTAGAAAAGATTATGTTCAATTATAAAAAGAGTAAGAACAAGAAACCCCGTATTCTGTACGCAGGTAGTGCCACTCATTTTGATGTAACTAATAATAATCATCAAAGAGATGATTTCCAATATATCACTGATTATATATTAGATGATATTATCAATAAAAAGAAATATGAATGGGTCTTCCTTGGAGGCGCATTACCATATAGATTGCGCGAATATATCGGTAGAGGGGTAGAGTTCCATCCATGGATTCCTCTACCAGAATATCCTGATAAGATTAGAAATCTTAATTGCCAAATCATGCTAGCCCCTCTTGCTAATAACGTGTTCAACAGAGCAAAGTCAAATATCAAATTAACTGAAGGTGGAGCATTTGGTATCCCTGTTATTGCTCAAAATCTCGAATGTTATAATTCAGACGGATGGAAATATCTATTCAATACGGGTGCAGAAATGATGCAAATGATAGACGATGTTCTCAAAACCCCAAGAGCATATGAAGAAGCTGTGGAATTTGGTAGAGAATATGCAGCGAAATATCATTTAAAAGATCACCTAGATGAACTTGTCACTCTATATACTACCCCTTACGGCGACGAAAAACGCAAGGAAAGTAAATGGTTCTATGAACTAAACAAAGAACAGTTTAAACAATAAGCTTGACATACTTTGAGAAGACATGTAATATGCCACATGTCTTCTCATGTCAAACTAGATAAACTCGTTAAATTAATTAATAAGAACCTTTACACCCTTTATAAACAAGGAGAGGTTTCTCACTATACTTATATTTTGGAGGTATTAAAAAATACCCTTCGATCTTCACAGGCTAATGAAATATTTGGTACTTTTCTTGGTCAAGTTCCACAGAAATACTCCAAACGCACATATATAACTTATGATATAGGATATTATAGAGGAATGGAATATCCACAAACAACCCGTATTAAATTTTTTGGAGGCGAGGTAGATAATGACTGGTTAGATAATCGCATCAAAACATTAAATGCTATGGCAGTTAAATTACCGTACGAAGATATGTGTCATACCGACGAAGAAGGTATTTTTGATTTTAATCACCTTCGCCGCTTTAAATTTTAAGATAATAGTTTGAACAAACCCCAAAAACATGTTAAGATAGTAATCACTATGAGCACAGAAAATACAGAAGTCGATGTAAAGGAACAGGAAAATAAAATCGAGAAAAAATTTGCGATTACGATTAAAAAATTAATCGCAGTTGTCGATGGATCAGAAAATCTCAAACTTCCAAAGAAAGTTAAGAAGGATGACCTTGCTTCTATCGTTACAGATTTGTTTAAAGAAGAACATGCTGAAAACATCAAACAGACAAAAGATTCCCTTAAGTCTCTTTTGAAACAATATGCAGAAATGAATAAAGCTTTCGATGACAAGGAAAAGGAACTTGAAAAGCTTAGAAAACAGAAAAAAGAAGAATTTATTAAAGCAGCCGATGGCTTGTTTAATAAAATTGATAATATCTCCGTAATGGAGAAAGAATACTATCAAGGACTGAAAGTAGCTACCGAAACAGTTTAATAGATTGATAAAAACCCCCTAGAAATTCTAGGGGGTTTTTTCGTTTAAATAGGTTGCATATACCCTCATTTGAGGTTAAGTTATTATAATGTCTTACCGTAATGTTTACTATGACCAAAAGAAGTCCCAAATTCACCATTTCACATGGACAGAAGACGGCTCTCCTTGTAGAGTTATAAAGAATTATAAACCATATATAATGGTACCTGCCACGGTATCATCAAAGGTTGATGGATATGGTATTGATAATGCTCCGCTGATGAAGCGAGAGTTTGATAACAACTATGATCGTGCCAAGTATGTTAAAAATTCTAATGGGAAGATTTACTATAATCTTCCCCCTACGCAGCAATATCTACTAGACCTGTATTATAAAAAAGATATTGCTGAATTAACTCGACATCCGTTACGAACTTTCTTTTTCGATATCGAAGTTATTGCTAACGAATTTCCCGATCCAATGGAAGCGAAATTTCCAATCACTTCAATTACTATATATGATACAAATCTGAAAAAGTATTTTACATGGGGCATTGGTAAATACGATGATTACTCTTGTAAAGATCATTTAGTTGGAATTGAACCCGAAGAAATCGTTTATGAGTATTGTGCAGGGGAAACACAACTTTTAAAGAAATTTATCAGATTTTGGCGTGCAAATTTTCCTGATGTTATCGTTGGATATAACTCATATAGCTTCGATGTTCCTTACATTGTTAATCGTCTAGAAACGGTATTGGGTGAAGGATATAGTAAAAACCTGTCACCTGTCAATAGTATATATAGTAAATCTGTTCAGAATAGATATGGTCAGGAATATATCGAATATGAATTTGGCGGTATTGCCCATATGGATTATATGGTTCTTTATAGATATTTCACTCCCGGTGAACGGGAAAGCGATTCCCTTGATTTTGTATGTTATTCTGAATTAGGAAGTGGTAAATTGGATTACGGCGATACCTCCCTCCAAGAGCTTGCGAAACAGGATTGGAATAAGTTTATTAACTATAACATTTGGGATGTTAAGTTGATGATTATGTTGGACGAAGAGAAGAAATATTTAGAAATCGCCAAGTTCTCTGCATTTAGCGGATTCTGTAATTTAGATAAAGCATTTGGTAAAACTGCAATCATTACAGGTGTATTAGCAAAACAATCCTTAGAAGATGGAAAATATATTTCCACACAGAAAGGTGTGGAGCATGCAGAGAAAATACCGGGAGGATATGTCAAGGCTCCCGAAGAAGGATTGTATGAAGATGTGGTTAGCTTCGATGCTAACTCCCTCTATCCGAGTAATATTATCACTTTAAATATTTCTCCTGAAACCAAAGTTGCCAAAATCCTCGATAAGGATGCAGAAAAATACACGCTCTTACTTTGTAAAGAGAATAAGAAAATGACCGTGGCAAAGGATAGATTTTATGAATTCCTTCGCTTGAAAAATTGGTCATTTGCGGCTAACGGGGTAATGTATGATCAATCTGTTAAAGGTATTGCTGCTAGTTTCTGTGATACTCTTTATCAGAAAAGAAAAAAGGTTAAAGAGGAAATGTTTCTAATTGATCAACAATTAGAAACCATGGAAGAGGGAACGGCAGAATATAAGAGATTGAAAACGCTTTCTTCACAGAAGGATGTTGAACAATATCTTTATAAGATTTTGTTGAATTCTACTTACGGTGCTTTTGCCAATAGATTCTTTGCTCTATATGAGTTGGATGTGGCAACCTCTGTAACAACCACAGGGCAAGCCATGATTAAAAAGAGTGCGCAAATTATTAATGACTACATTGCTTCTGAATGGGGTATTGATAAAAAAGATAGAGTCGTATTTTCCGATACCGATTCTGTAGGTGTTACTATTAAGGATATTGTCGAAAAACACAATCTTGTAATTTTTGACGAAGACAAGAACCTTACCAAAGAGTTTAATATTATTGAGAATAAAATCTCTGATCATCTTAATTCTGAGATTAATAAATGGTCTAAAGAGAAATTAAACTCTGCTGATTCTCGTTTCTTCTTTAAGAGAGAAAGTGTTTGCCCAAAAGCTATGTGGATGGGTAAGAAACATTACGTAATGTATATTCTAAACAAAGAAGGCAAGAAGATGAATAAGTTTAAATATTCAGGAGTTCGTCTTGCCAAGTCTACTTTATCTGATAAAGCAAAGGATATTTCTAAGAAGATTGTAGAGATTATCATGGGTACTAAAGATCAAAAGATAGCAGATCAAATGATCTTTGATGCATATGAAGAATTTAAGGCGTTCGGAGTTAATGATATTGCAGAACGAGGGGGTATAAAAGTACTGAATAAATGGGACACTAAAAATAACGGGTTAGTATGTGCAAAAGGCACAACTCGTTCTGCAAAACTTAGCATCTTTCACAACGAATTATTAAAAATGAATAATCTTGAAAATGTCTATAGAAAAATAGAAAATGGATCAAAGATAAAGATGTTACACATTAAGGATAATAAATATAACCTTGAAGGTATTGCATACCAAGATAAGTTGCCAGCGGAATTTGGAGTAGAACCTGATTATGAGAAAATGTTTTTCTATGATATCATAAAAAGCTTACAACCCGTATATGATGCTCTTACATGGAAGATGCCCAACCCTAAATTACAATATGAAACAACGCTTGAAGAATTATTTGGTTAATATTAAACGGATATATAATATTATATTCGAAAACAGAGATTTAACCGATATCCAAAATGATTATTATTTAAATAAATGGATTAGTAAATCTGAATTAGAGAAATTATTCGAATTTGAAAAAATACAGTTATTACAGGCATATAAAGAGAAAGAGCAAGAATCTATAGATTTGTTGAAAAGTTTCAATATGAATTCCTTATCTAATTATGAAGCATTGGAAAGAAAATATCAAGGTAGTTTAAAAAAGAAGCAATAATACTTGAAACATATTCACCTACAGGATTAATACTAACATGGAACAAATCGTAGGAATTTACAAAGACATTAGCCAATTTATCATCGGTATTTTGGTTAAAGAAACAGATACACATGTGGTATTACGCCGAGCATTATTGGTTAGTGTAGAAAGAGATAAAAATGGTAACGGACTAGTCCCTAACTTTTTCCCTGTAACACTATTAACACTTGACCCACCTTTCCATATGATGGGATTCTTGAAAGAACAAAATATTGATTTTGAAACTTGGTACAAAAAAGACACGCTCTTGAATCCAGTTCCTCAAGAACTTAACGATCAAGTTACCCAAGTATATATGCAAAACTTTATAGGAGTGCTACCTCCTAATGCATCAGCCCCTCTACCTGTAGAGGGTAAATCAGAGAGTAAATCACCTGAAAATAACATAGTCAAACTATTCTAAAAAAAGGCGGCGAAAGCCGCCTTTTTAGTTGTTATACACTGCGTTATAGAGTAAATTTATACATGTCGAAATTACTCGAAAAGTTAAGAAAAAATACCATTGTTGATGCTCAATTATTAAAAAATAGCAAATATTTTGATGAAGGAAAATTCATCGCGACCCGTGTTCCATTGCTCAATCTAGCCCTGTCAGGAAAGATTCGTGGAGGGGGTCTTCCTAAAGGAATCGTACAGATTGCCGCTCCACCTAAACATTTCAAAACTAACTTCATGTTAGAATTGATGTTAGGTTTCCAAAATGATCCAGATAATGCGAATCAAGACTATATCATCGTTCTATATGATAGTGAATTAGGATCAACTCCTAGCTATTATGAGAAAATGGGGCTTGATACTAGTAAGATTGATCATCGTCCTATTAAGTCGGTTGAAGAACTTCGTTCAGATATTGCAAATCTTTTAAATGATATATCAGAAGGTGACAGAGTTCTAATTTGCGTTGACTCCATCGGTATGCTTCGCTCTAACAAGGAAACAGAAGATGCTAAATCCGGTCATGATGCTGCTGATATGACAAGAGCAAAGGCTTTGAATTCCTTGTTCCGAATCATTACTGCTGAATCTGCTATTAAGCAAATTCCGATTGTTATTATTAATCACTCATATGGAACCCTAGAAATGTTCTCTAAGGAAGTTGCCAGCGGTGGTCGTAAGACACAATATGCTGCTCATACCCTTCTATTCATTACAAAGGCACAGGATAAGGAGAAAGAAGACGGTAAAGACGTTCTTAAGGGATTCCGATTCACGCTACGTGCGGGCTTATCGAGATATGTTAAGGAAAATGCTACATTCCCTATTACAGTGCATTTTGGTGAAGGAGTTGATCCTTTTTCAGGATTGTTTGACTTGGCCTTAGACTTGGGTTACATTATCCCACAGAAACAAGGCTGGTACAAGATGAAAGATTGGACAGAAGATAAAAAACAAGTTAGACGGGCAGACCTTGAAGAAGATGAAGACGTAATGAATGCGCTTCTAGATGATGACTCTTTCTGTGCAGCCGTAGAAAAAATATACAGTTTATAACATGGATAAAAACCCTTTTCATTTTGAAGATTTATATATGTTGAAAGATGTTAGAGACTATCGTATCCTTCCTCCTAAAAAGAATTTAGGATTTAATACTTAATGATTGAAGCAACTATATCATATATAGGGACGTTTATAGATCGTCCCAACATAATACGCTTTACCTTTGCAGAAGATGATATTGCAATGGAAAGTAAAAATGAAACAACTGGTAAATTTGAAAAAATTACCGTTGGTCAATTATATGATATATTCTCCAAGAAAAACGAGTATATTCGTGATGCATCTGATCCAGAGGATCGCATTGATGGCTCATTTTTTGAAGAATGGTTTTATCAAAAGCATATAGCCGATAAACATTTCAGAGACAAAATAACCAACCAAACATTCCGACAAATTTAATGGCTAAAATTGATTTAGATTTTTTTGAGAAAATCATATTTTATAATATCCTTAAAAAAGATTGCACTTTCCTAGCATCATGTATTGATCATCTGGATAAAGAGTTATTTAAAGATAAAGATATAGGCATAATCGTCAATATCATCAAGGATTTCTATTTAGAAAATTCCACTACCCCGACACTTACAGAACTTAAGGTAAGGGTAATGACTGCTCAAGCCAAAACGCATCTTGAAAATGCTATCAAGACAATCAGATCGCTTGATAGTGAATATAATGAAGATGAATTAATCCGTAATACGGAACATTTTTTAAGACAGCGGAAAATTGAATTATTATTAAATAAGACAATTGATCAAAAAATTACTGATAAACAAGTTGATTTAGAAAGCTTCCAAAAAGAAAGTGAACAGATTCATGCAATATCTTTAATTGATAATCTTGGATTAGAATACTTTGCAGAAATTGATAGAGTTACTGATTACTTTAATCAAACTGATAATATTTTTTCATCAGGTTATGTTGGATTTGATCAAGCTATTGGTGGGGGATTCTTCCATGAAGGAAAACAGTTTGGCGTAATTGGAGGGGAAACAAACGTAGGTAAATCTATCTGTTTAGCCAATATTGTAGTCAATGTATTATTACAAAATAAAAATGTATTATTGTATACATTAGAAATGTCTGAAATGCGATATGCCAAACGTATATCTGCTATTTTAACAGGTATTGCATTAGCAAACTTACCAAGCAGCGTTGATAATTTTAAAGAATATATCAACAATTTCATTCGAGAACATATGTCTCGGTTGATAATTAAAGAGTTTCCTACCAAAAGTGTGTCTGCAAAGACGTTGTTAGCACATGCGGGCTTGTTAAAGAGGCGCAAAGCGTTTCAACCAGACTTTATAGCCTTTGACTATCATGCGCTTTTAAAGCCATCTGTGACGCAAGCATCGAAGCATACAGAAATGCAGTTTATTACACAAGAATGCCGTGGATTGACTTATCTACTAGGTGCTCCCGGTTGCAGCGTAGCACAACTTAATAGAGGCGCACATAAACAGGAATCTCCCGGTTTAAATTCTGTGTCGGGATCATGGGATATGATTTCTGATGAAGATTGGCATGTGAATATTTGGCAAACTGATATTGATCGTGAACAGAATATTCTTCGCTACATTGGCGAAAAAGCTAGAGACGGTGCAAAAGGATACTCCGATTTTTGGACTATCGACTATGATACCTTAAAGTTGACAGAAAACGAACAAGCGTCTAGGGATGTGCCACAAGTGGATAGAGAAATGACTAGTTTCACCTTTGAGGAATTGCATTGATTATAGATAGTGGTGGAATAAATAATTCCATGCTCCCCTATGAACATACAGTACCTAGCCCAAATGAAATAATTAATGAGATTGAGTTAGAGGAAACCATTAATAAATTTGGCGCATGGGTGTCAATTATAACTAATAAACCATTATCGTGTGTGTCATTATTTTCAATGCTTAGAAAAGATGAAAATCTGCGCACATTATTACTTGAACTAACCGATCATTCATGGTACAATATCGTATCCTATATGAGCCATAGATGGCCCGTTTTAAATAAATCTAAAAAGATTAAATGAACTCCAAATTTCCAGATTTTGACTTTGACAAATGGTTAAACCATTTTGTAGAAATGCTATATACAGTAGACTCTCGGAATACTGATAATATGGAACATGAATGCCCTGTTGACATTCAAAAAGAAAAGTTCCTAACACAGGAACATATTTTTTATGATGATTTCGGGGTAGATTTCTGTGCCAATTATTTAGAAAATATTACTCGGTTTAATTGTTTCATGAGATATATAATGCAGGAGGATCGCACTTTTAAAGATTTGATTATTTTTATACTTCGTATTATAGTACCTGCATCTAAAACCCATGAGGATATAGCCCGTGCTATATTGAGAGGAAAATCATATAGAACAGTGAACGATATGTTGTTCACTCCACATACAGCAACTTGTATTTTTAATACCCTTAAAACCTTACAAATTCCTTTAAAAGATGATAACTGAAGCGCAAAAGAATATCTATAATTGGTATTTAAGAGCACAGCGAGTTCATAATAATAAACCTTTCCGATATAGAAAGAATTTCGACAACTTAGATAAGGAAACCTTTTATCCGCATTTGTTAAAGATTGAGAGAGTTTTTCAGAAATACCCGCATCTGATGCGTAGAGAATTTTTTGATGCTCCATATATTATCTATAATGATGTAAAGAAATTTTATGGTTTAAATTTCTTTTCTTCACTTAAAGGATTAACTACCTGCATAGCATATTTCAAGTTACTTGCTCAACAACAGCCCGATGAGCAAATAGATTTTCTGAAAGAGTCCCTTAGATTTGTTACTAATTTCTGTGCAGAACACGACCTAATGTTGAACCAATATATTCGGTTTAAATCTATCGCACAAAATGATTGTCTAAAACATCTTAAAAATCATCAAATATCATGGTATTTGGTTATGGCAATTCCGGGGTTTATAAATCTGGTGCAATCATTGCCACGGGACGAATTTTCATTATATTTCGGTGAAGATATTGATCTAAATTTCTTGATTTCTGCGTATGGATCGAGTAAGTTAGCCAAAGTATTTCTCGAAAAAAAAATCAGAGAAATTGATGAATTTCTTATCAAGAAAAAAGATAAAATACCTAGCTAAATTCGGTATTTTTAGATAAATAGCATAAAGGAGAATAACATATTTTCCTGATTAAAAAATAAAATAAATAAAATAAATAAAATGACAAACCTAGACGAAATCCTTAATAATATTGGAACATTAAAAGATACAGAAGAAAAGAAAAATAAGACCGAAAATAATAGTGCGATTGATAGCCGCATTCTACGCTTTAAAAAAGGGTGTAAATATATCGGTCTTTTCGTACCAACCGCTAAAGATACTTTAGTAACTTATGAAGAAATTGGCTTCACAAGTCGGGTAGATCAGAGTTACGTTTACACAGGTAGAGCATATGCCGATCCTGCGTTAAAGTATAAAGGTGAAAACATCCTTAATAAAACTCAATGGGAAGCATATAAAACTGCAAAGGCTAACAATGATGAAGCAGCAATGAAGGAAACTTACAAGTTGTTCCCTCAAAGAAAACAACTAGTTAACTTCTTGTTACTTCAAGTTATCGGTGACGATGCCGCAGCAAAAGAACAAATCGGGGAAGTTAAAGTTGCCCGCTATCCTGCCGCATTAGACAAGGAAAAGAACCCAAAATCTGCCGCATATAAAGCAATCTTTGAAGGTTTGCTCGGTGCAGGTCAGAAGAAAATCGGGAAGAAAGGTTATATTCTTCCGAATACCGTAAATGATAATGTCAAATTTGTTTTTGATGTTATTGATAAAGGTGGTTTCCCGAATTATGATCAATCCAAATTTGATCTAATGGAAGAATACGAGATTGAAATGAATTATACCAAAGAACAAGTGTTGGAAATTCTGAACAAGGCACATGATTTAAATGATTTGGTGCCGCCTCTCAAATCACCAGAGGAAATTAAGGAAATTCTTGATTTACATTGGTTTGGAACTAGCGCATCCGCAGAAGATGACGTTGATGTTGAAGACAATAATAGTATCGACACTACCGTTTCTGATGAAGATGATGAAATCCCACATCTTGGAACAAAATCTAAGAATTTTGATGAAGAACTTGATGAATTACTAGCATAATTCTTTAAAATGGCAAATGGATGGGCTAAGTAGAGTGGTACAATGAATGAAGACGTTGACATCGCTCTCTTAGCCCATCAAGCCAATATGGGTTTAAATCAAATTTATCAATCTCGCCAACCACAACGGATTGATCCCCGTCAATTTTTAAATAATAATTACGGAGGACAACAAGGCAGACCCAATTTCAATCCTAGCTATCCCCCGCAACAACAACCATATTATCCTCAAGTAGGAGGCGTAGAAGAATATGGTTTACCTTCACAGGTCGCTCCACAAACTTCACAATTACCTTTAGTAATGAGAGATAGAGACGGTAATGTAGTGGACCTTTCACAAACACCTTCTGTGATGTCAGAAGGTCAAACCTATCCACCATACCAACAACCGAATGGTATGAATGATGTTAGAGGGTTTCAAATTCCAGACTATTCAAAATATAACAAATCACCTTCTTCACAAGATAATGAAGCAAAGGAATCAACACTGGATATAATTTTAAGAGAAATAAAATCTTTAAAAAAAGCAGTAAATAAGTTGATTCGTGAAACTGAAAAGAGTAAATTATCAATAACAAGTCCATCACAACCTTTAGATATAAATGCAATTAACAATCAATCTCCGGTCATTTCAGAAGGAATTCCTTGCTCCAATTTTGGAGATTAATAAAGAAGGTAAGGCTGCAATTTTCGGTACAGATACAGAATTATATAGTATCTCACAGACAGCAGATAATAGAGTGGTATTATATAATACCTATACACCTGTGGCAATAGATGAACCTTTGACACGTTTCAATATTAATCTTGCCCGTGTGATTAAAGCCTTGAACTGTGTAAAACAGACAGAAAGTTTTTCCACTTTTAACATATTAAATAATTCACTTTCATATCAAGACGATCTAATTAAATTTAATATAAGATTGCTAAGTGACAATCTCATGATGACTCCTAAGATCAATCCAGAGAATATTAAAAATTTCCCCTTTTCTTCAGAGATTTATGTAGAGTCTGATGTTATAAAAGATATTAAACGGGTTCTAGATTTTTCCACATCTACTGATAAATTTTATATAGAAGTTGAAGGCGATAAACTATATTTCTTGTTTGGCGATAAGGCAGAAGATACCGCTAATGTACAGGATGATATTAGAATATTAGTTTCTGATAAGTTCAGCGGAACTATTCCATCAAATATATTCAATGTTAATATATTGAAATTAATCGAAAAGTCAAAAAATGACTTAATATTTAAAGTAGGTAAAAATGCTATGATGGTCAATATTCAAAATGAAAGTAGCACCCTGCAATATATAACAACTTCTTTAAAGAAATAATATGGAGATAGATCATATACCCCTACCCCCACAAAAATATGTGGTTCATGAAAATAAATTATATAAAATTTTATGGGATTATGCCAACGTTCCTCCACGACTCTTAATTACTAAAGATGGTAGAAGTTACTGGAGTATATCAAATACTATATTTTCTAGTAATATAGAAAAAAGAGATATACAAATAATTTCGTTAGTAGAATTCTACAACTTATGCATAATATGGAACATACCAATAGAACAATTTAACTTTAATATACCGACATTATAATTTTATGAGAGACACATACTTAGACTACGCTACCTTCTTAGGTAAAATTAAACATTATGAATGTACTATTCATAAATTAGACATTATCTATCATCCATCAGATCATAGATGCTGGACAGCATTAATCAATCCTAAAAAGGAGAATATTGTTGTCACATACGGTATTAATAAATATGGACCGGGATCGAGATTCTTTGATATCTTAACATCTACTAAAACTATGATTGATGTTTATCAAGAGGATATATATCCAATTATTGAAAATCTGCTCGGCAAAGGAATTACAACAACAATATTTGAAATCAATGAGTAACAATCGCATAACAACACAGTCATACACCATTAAACGTTTACGGGATAGTGGTTATATAGTAGATCGTTTAGACGCACTTTCTTACCAAGAAAGTGATAAACGAAAATGGTCTATCATGGTAGATAATGGAGTATCATCTATCATTCTAACATGTTTCAAAGATTCATCTATCCAATTATATGATGGAGCCAGATTCTTCAATCCTAATCTTAGGCTGGATACTGATTCTGTAGAAGTATTAATTGAATACTTTAACGAACGAGGCATTGTTAATAAACATTGGAATTACGGTAAACCAAAGACCGAAACCGTTTAATTATGGCAAAGAAAAAACCGTCAAAAAAACAGATAAATGAGGAACTTAATACTTATGAGGAAGTAGAGAAAGTCATTGATAATCTCCCTCCTG